ATGGCCGATACGGACTGGCACAATGCAAACATTATCGCAGAGCTAAAAGTTAAAACCGGTAAATCGCTTCGGCAATTATCCGAAGAAAACGACTTATCTGCTAACACTCTGGGTCAAGCTTTACAGCGTCCCTACCCCAATGCTGAGCGCATCATTGCGGCAGCTATTGGTGTTGATCCTCAGGCTATCTGGCCATCACGATACAACAGCGAAGGCAAAAGCTCGCGTCGTAAAGGCAAGAGAAGCATAACAAAAAAACATCCTATTGATATAGCAATAGAATACTCAGGCGGCAAAAAATGACACAGGCGTTTACTGCAAAACAAATTGCAGCGGCCCTGGGTGTCGCTGACAGAACCATCCGCATCCGTGCCAATAAAGAGCAATGGCCAAATGAGCTGCGCTCAGGTCGCGGTGGTCAGATACCACACTATCCACTTGCCGGCTTACCCGAAGATGTGCGTATCGCACTGATAGCTAAGCCAACAACGCTACCAGCTGACACTTTACCAGTAGAGGTAAAAGCTAAAGCGATCGCAGCAAACATTATCAACCGTGATCAACTTACCAAAGCGGTAAACCAGGAACGCAAACAAGCAGCGCTTAAAAGTGTTGCCGGCCTAACGGGTGCAGCAAAGGAGCGTGCAGAGGCCGCTTTTGCCATCCTTAATGCAGCTCGTAAATTCCAAACCGACACCGGCCTTACCAAAGTTAAAGCGTGGCGTTTGTTCTGCGAGCAGTACAACAACGGTTTAACGCCGGTACCAGAGCAAGTGTATCTAATAAAGCCCTCTATTGGATTCAGCACATTAACCCGCTGGGAAGCCGACTACGAAAAGAACGGCTTGTCTGCCCTGGCCGGCAACTACGGTAAAAACAAAGGCAACGGCCTTATAGATTCCACGCCGGAAATCAAAAACTTTTGTTTAGCCATGCTGCACGAATACCCGCATATCAAAGGCGAGGCATTACACGAAGCTTTGCAAACAGAGTTCAGCGGCGATTACACCATACCAGCTGCAGCAACCTGTCGCGTCTGGCTAAAGCGCTGGAAAGAAGAAAACCAGGAACTGTTTATGTCGCTGAAAGACCCAAGCGGCTGGCAGAACAAACGCATGGTGGCCTTCGGTAACAAAGCCTTTGCGGTGTCACGCATCAATCAGTTGTGGGAGTTCGACAGCACGCCTGCTGACGTAATGCTTAAAGATGGCCGCTACAGCATAGTTGGTGTTATTGACGTCTTTACCCGCCGCGTTAAGTGCATCCTGCGCCCTACTTCAAACGCTGCAGCCATCGCCCTGCTGATCCGCGAAACCATTCTGGATTGGGGCTTGCCCGAAGTAGCCCGCACAGATAATGGCTCAGACTACACCAGTGCCCATATCATTAGCGTATGGGATGCCCTGGGCATTGAGCACGATATTACCAACCCTTATTCGGGCTGGGAAAAACCATTTATAGAGCGTTTTTTCCGAACCTTTTCGCATGGCATCGCTGAGTTATGCCAGGGCTATATCGGCCACAACGTAGCCGACAGGCAAAAGATTAATGCCCGTTTAACCTTTGAACAAAGGCTGTTAGAGCGCCGCAAAAAAGGCGAAGACAAAATTGCCCTGAATGTGGATCTCACTGCCGAGCAGTTTGAAGCCTTTATTAACCAGTGGGTAAACGACCACTACCACCACGCCAAACACAGCAAACTGGGTTGCAGCCCGTTTGAGCAGTTTGTTAGCCACCAACAGCAAATTAAACGGCTGGACGACGAACACGTACTGGACATCTTGTTAGCGCCGGTACCAGGCAATAAAGGCTATCGCACAGTTACCAAGTCTGACGGTATAAGCGTTGAGGGTGGCAGTTATGTGCATGCCGAGTTGGGCGCATACATTGGCGAGCGTGTTTACTGCCGCTGGAACCCGAAAGACATTGGCAAAATTTACGTATTCCACGCGTTAAAACATCACTTTATCTGTGAAGCGGTTAACCCCGAAATAGCCGGCAACGGCCTTGAGTTACAAGACATAGCGCTAAAAGCGCGGGCTATACAGCGCCAACAGCAGCGCGAGCGCCGCGCCGAGTTTAAAAAGGCCATTAAACAGCATCAGGTAGGCGACATCGCCCAACGCATTTTAAACGCTAAAACCGAGCAAAACGGCAACCTGGCAGCCATGCCCAAACGCAGCGAGCAGGTATCAACCAACCTGACACAAGCCGCGCAAGCCGCCATTGAAGCCAGTAAAACGCCAACAACTGGCTATTCAGATCAACAACTCAGCGTCTTTGAACAACGCCGCCAGGAGTTGGAAGCGCTAGAGCGTAAAGACAACGCGCCGGTATTTACCAGCGATTCTCACAAAGCACGCTACTTAACAGAACTCAGCATAAACACCGAATTACCACCCGTGGAGAAAGCCTGGCTACACGCCTACCGCAGCCGCAACAAGGCTGCAGTGCGCTTCCTCGACGAAATTTTAGCAAGCAAAAAAGCCCATAAATAACACGGAGATAAACCAGTGAAAATTGCAGTAGCAAAAACCAAAAACGTATTAGCCGCCTTCGATGCCTACCAGCATCTGCATGAAGCATCTTTAAACCAGACCCCCTGCATTGGTATGTTTACTGGTCTGGCGGGCTTGGGTAAATCTACAGCCGGCGGCTACCTGTTTACACAAGCGGATGGCATCCTGGTGCGCTGCTTAAAGTCAGACACCCTCGGTACTTTTCTTGAGCGTTTGGCGCAAGAACTTGGGCTTGAGCAACGCCAGCGCAAGGCTGACATGCTTAAGTTTATCGTGCATGAGTTAGCTTATACCGGTAAGCCACTGTTTATCGACGAGTGCGACTATATCGCAGACAACCATGACGTGCTGGAAACCATCCGCGATATCTACGACATGGCTAACTTGCCAATCATCCTTATCGGCTACAACCAACTGCCTAAAAAGGTAAAGCGTTTAGAGCAGCTGTACAGCCGCATTTCGCAACATATTGAGTTTCAGCCGGCGGACATGGACGACATTACCACCATGGCCAATGAGTTGGTCACCGACACCAAAATTGCTACCGACCTGCTTGCTGAGTTACTGCAGGAATCTAAGGGCAACTTCCGCCGAATTCATACAGGCCTTAACACCATAGAAGCCTTTGCCCGCACAAACGGCCTGGAAAGCATTAACGCCAGCCAGTGGGGCAACCAGCCATTTTTCCCAAGCGTGAACTAATAGCGGAACCGTGCGCAATGAAAAATAAGACACTCAGCCAGCGCGCCTGGGAGTGGATAAAACAACAGCCAGATTTCGGCAGCGCCGAACTGGCTGAGCACATGGATGTGAGTTTGAAGTCAGCGCAGATGGTAATAGCCCATCTGCAGGATTTAAAAGCAATTACAACAATCAGCACGGGCGTTAAGCCCGTGGTGTATCAGGCGGTAAAAGATGCAGCACCACATTTGCCAGGTAAAAACCAAACGGCAGAACGCCCTAAAAGCATCCGGCAAAAGCTGTGGCAAGCCATGCGTTTTTTAACCGACTTCACCGTGGCTGATTTGCAGGCCAATGCCGAGTGCAGCAGGGCCAGCGTTGAGCGCTTTTTAAGCGACCTTGTGCGCTACGAATACGTGTTTATCACAAGGCCACAGCGCCGCAAAGCCAGCATGGCGCAGCGCAAAGGCTTTGCAGTCCGGTACCGCTTACTTAAAAACACCGGCCACAAATATCCGGTTATCCGCCCAGCAGGGTTGTACGACCAAAACCTTAAGCAATTGGTGCCAATGCCAGCCAAGCGCACCGCAAAACCACAGAAGGATCTGAACCATGCAATGGCTTGAACTGCTGAAAAAGAAATGTGAAGAGCTGGGACGTCGCAAAGTTGAAGCGGAGCTGGGCATAAGCAAAACCACGCTAAGCCAGGTATTAAACGAAAAGTACCCTGGCAACCTGGACAACATTGCCAGCAAAGTTACCGAGGCATACAGCAGCGACAAAGTGCTGTGCCCTGTGCTTGGCAGCATCACCGTGCAGCGCTGCGCCACCGAGCAAAGCAAACCTTTTGCCGCTACGAACCCACAGCGAGTAAAGCTGTGGAAGGCCTGCAAAACCTGCCCATTAAACAAGGCGAATAAACCATGAGCGAACTTATCAGTTTTCAGGTAGAGCGTGCCCGCCAATGGCTGGCACAGCAAGGTTGCAAGGTAGTTGACGTACACCATGCGAAAAAACGCCCGGTTATCACTATCGACGTTGCCTGCCCACTGCTGCAGCGCACCGCAGTACAGCTTATTCAATCCAAAAACGGCCAGCGTTACTTCGGCTACTCCGCCCGTGTTGGCGAGTGCCTTGTTCACTGGCATCAGGCAAATTAAGGAAACCACCATGAATCCACAAAACAATATCCCAGCCGGTTACTGGAAAGACGCCAAAGGCTCATTAATTCCGGTAGATAAGGTAAAGCCCGTCGACCAGGCGCGTGACTCCCTGGTGAAAGAACTGGTTGCTAAATCAGAAGCCCTTAGCGCCCAGCTGGCAGCGTTTAAACAAACTGCTTTTGCCGATATAGCCGCCTTTGTGCAGCTATCGGCCGAGCAGTACGACGCCAATATCGGCGGCAAAAAAGGCAACGTTACGCTGTATAGCTTTGATGGCCAGTACAAGATAGTACGTGCCATTAACGAAACCATCAGCTTTGACGAGCGCCTGCAGGCTGCCAAAGCCTTAATTGACGAGTGCTTAAAAGACTGGACAACCAACGCCAGCTCCGAGCTTAAAGCCATCGTTAACGGCGCTTTCGATGCCGACAAACAAGGCAATATCAGCACCACCCGCGTACTGGGCCTGCGGCGGTTAGACATCACCGACGCCCGCTGGTTAAAAGCCATGACCGCCATCGGCGAAGCCATCCAGGTAGTGGGCAGTAAAGCCTATGTGCGCGTGTATAAACGCATTGGCGATACCGACCAGTATCAGCAAATCCCCCTGGATTTAGCGGCGGTGTCGTTATGAGTATCGCCATCGCTATGCCAACAGCTGATCAAATCCGCGTTGAAATCGCGGTTGCTACCAGCCTGGAAGAAAAGTACGGCACCAACCAGCCAACCAAAACCTATGAGCAAGGCGTTGTAGACGCCCTGCTGTGGGTACTGGGTGGCCAGAAGCCCTGCACAGTAGAGGAAAAGCAGATGGAACTGAACCAGCAAGATAAGGATGTTTTACAGCAATGGGTGGCCGGCGAGATACAGGCCGAAAAGGTATACGACCACTGGCGCGAAGTACCGCTGGTAGATGATGAATACGAGAACGACCTGCTTATGCAAATCTGCCGAGAATCGCCCACATTCGCCAACCTGGTGCGCTCGTCGTTGCACTACCTGGACACAGGCGAAGATAACCACCTGCCAACCTGGCTGGGCACCTTTACCACAGAACGGCCACGCACTCAGGTGCAGCTCGTTGTTACCCAGCACCCAAACCACACCATTGACGAGGACTAACCGATGAACAAATCACAACTGATCCAGCAGCTGGCTATAGAAGCTGGTTTAACAAAAGCCGGCGCAGAACGCGCCGTAAACAGCCTGCTGAGCATTATCGCCTTGCAGCTACAGGCTAATAACAACGTGGCTATACAGGGCTTCGGCACGTTCTGCGCCCGTCAGGCAGCAGCGCGCACTGGCAAGCATCCGGTAAGTGGTCAGCCAACGCACCAGCCGGCCTGCGTCAAACCGGTGTTTAAACCATCGCAGCAACTTAAAGACGCTTTAAACCCATAGCGAAACGCCCAGCAGTTTGGGGCGTCTGCCCAGCGTGGTTGCTGGGTACTGATGAGCAGCCGAGGAAACAATGACACAAACCCAATACAACCCGCGCCGGCAGCTGGTAACCAAAATCCACATCGCCCGCACTCAATTGGGCATGGATGAAGAAAGCTACCGCGCTAACTTGGCCCACTACGGTAACGGCAAAACCAGCAGCGCTGATATGACAATTCCACAACTGGAAGCTGTGCTGGAAGCGTTTAAACAGCTTGGTTTTAAACCGGTTAAAAAAGCCGGTAAAGGCCGTTTAAGCCCCAGCACAGCCGATGGCCCGAAGGACGAACGCAGCGCAATTCGTGCGCTGTGGATTTTTATGCACCGCGCTGGTTTTATCAACGACGGCAGCGAAACCGCGCTTAACAGCTGGGTGCAGCGCATGACGGCTGAGGCCAACGGCGGTGCAGGCATTGCGGAAGTGCAATGGCTGCGCCATGAAGACGCAGCCAAAACGCTTAACAGCCTTAAACGCTGGGCCCGCCGCTGTTTGTTTGAAGACCTTAAAAAGCGCGGCTATCAGCCGGAACCAAAGGACAGCTACAACCAGTTGCTGAAACGCTGGGAACGCATTAATGGGGCCATGCTATGAGTAAATACGAACTTAGAGACAATCCAATTAAGGGGCTTTTTGTATTAGTCACCCAAGATAAAAAGTCTGTTTTCGATGAGAACGATCGTTATATCTGGAATGAGGACGGGACACAGAAAACCGTTGATATCACTTTGTATTTTGAAAGTGATTTAGGCAAAGACAAAGCCAAATACTGGACTGAAGATTTAGACGAAGCTTTTGTTTTTACCAGTATTGATGATGCTGCAGCGATGTTATGCCAGCTTTTTAAGCCTCTTGAAATTCAGATAAGAGAGATTAGAGGTACCGGCAAATGAAGTTAGGCCGTTGCCCTGTTTGCCATAGCAACCTGCATCTGGATCAACTGGTGGCCGACGAAGCTGGCCGCCAGTTGCTGGGCCAGTTCGCCCGCATGAACTACAAACTGGGTGGCAATATGGTGGCTTACCTGGCGTTGTTTCGGCCTACTAAACAAGACCTGAGCAACACCAAAGCGTTAACGCTGGTGCAGGAAACACTGGCGTTAACCACCAATTTAAACGCCCTGGCCGAAGCGCTGGAGCAAACCGTGGCCAGCCTGCAGCAAAGCCGCATTAACGGCACCGGCAAACAGCTAACAAACCATAACTACCTGCGCAAAGTGCTTACTGCCCGTTTAGGCCAAATAGCCGCCGAAACACCAGTCGGCAGCACTATTGAATACAAAGCGCAAAGCCAAACCAACCCCGACGAAGACCGCCGCCTGTTTGAAGAGCGCATGCGCCAACTAGGCGGCAGAGTAATTGAGGTACCAAATGAGTGAACAGCAATTAGACGCCTTTGCTGATAGCGAAGACCTGCAGCAGCTATTAACCGATATAGACAGCCTGCCGCCAGAGCTAAGGGCAGACGTGTTTAATCGCTTACCCGCCATGCTGCAAAGCCTGGTGGCACTGTTTGAGGCTGAGTTAAAAAGCGTGGTGAAGAACCCCGAACACCATGCGCAGCGCCTGGTGGTAGAGCTGGCCAATTACCTGGGCGGCATTCAAACCTACATACCGCGCAACGATAAACTGAAAACCATGCTGCGCAATATAGCCATTTACAACGCCCATAACCGGGGCGCGTCAATCGAAAAGCTACGTGCCGAGCACCGGCTAACCGACGTGCAAATTTACGCTATCATCAAAGAACAAACACTGGCCGAGCGCGCCCGCCGCCAGTTCAACTTGTTTTAATTTCTTATCAAATCAACTTTCAACAGCTTCTACAAAAACGACCAAAAATGAAAAACCATAAAAAGTTTAAAAATGAACCAAAAAAAGGTTTACAAAGTAACCTATACGAACTAGTATGAATTTGGGGCAAATGCTCCCGGGAGGGGATTATGAAAGCAACACCATTTGGTCGTTACATTAGAAAACTTAGAATTGATCACGGTGTGATCTTAAAAGACCTAGCGGATGCTTTAAAAGTTAGCTCGTCTTACATATCAGCTTTAGAGCTAGGTAAAAAAAGTATTTCAAAAGGATTTGTGGATAAAGTAGCCGACTATTTTAAGTTAGACAATAAAGAAACATTAGAGCTGTCACAGTTAGCATCAGAATCACAGCCAACAGTAAAACTCGATCTCAAGGATAGTAGTGATACTGAGAAAGAGCTTGTAGTAGCGTTCGCTAGGCGATACCGAGAATTAACTGAAGAGCAGCAAGCAAAATTAAAACAATTGCTTGAGGGCTAAAATTTGAACAGAAAGCTTGGCCATAAAGTTTCACCCAGAAAAAAGGCTGATATTGAGGCGATAGCTAGGAATATCAGAGATAAGTTTGGCCTTACAAAATGCAGAATTAATATTGTTGCACTTTATGAGATTCTTCAGAGCTTCGGACTATTTGAGTTTGAAGTCGTAGAGGATGCAGTCCTTGGTGATATCGAAGCAGAGACAATACCAAGCGAAAATATGATAAGAGTTAAGCGTTCAATCTACGACAAAGCTTGTGATGGGGATGGACACTGCAGGTTTACAATGGCGCACGAATTAGGACACTTTTTTCTGCACAGCAACCAAACTCCTGCAGCTTATGCCAGAGGCCAAGCTCCTCAGCACAAAGTTTACGAAGATTCAGAATGGCAAGCCGATGTTTTTGCGAGTGAGTTTCTTATTGACTCTAGGTATGTAAACGAAGACTCTGACCCGTACGAAGTATCAATTCTCTTCGGAGTTAGTTTACAAGCTGCTCAAATGAAGATTCACAAAATTAAAAACGGGAGAATGAATTGAATTCAAACTCCCGTTAGAGATGTACGGTACCTGCCTCCGTGCATATTTGGAGGAGTAGCTTACAATCTATATCTTGGCGGATTCAGATTATAGCTACTCTCTCCAAATTGTCAAAGGCAGACTTTGAAGAGGGTACGTTCATGCGTGCAAATAGTGATAGTGTTAACGTTATTTATCGCCCATATATAACCAAAAATGGAAAGAGAATATATGCTCGCCAGTTTGGTAAAAAGGCTTTCAGAATTGAGTTGAAGGATGACTCAAAGAAGAAGTAACTGATACACGCTAAGCTGGGAACCAAGGGAAAGAAAGCCCTTGGTTCCCATTAATGTTATTGTGTGAGGGAATTATGACGGCTCCTTATAGCGGTATCGCTGTTGCCAACTCTCTAATAGAAAAAGCCAAGCAAGCAGGGATCGAAGATGTATCCCCAATGAAGGTGCAAAAATTAGTTTACTACGCTCACGCTTGGTATCTGACGTTTTACCGCAATCCTTTAGTTGAGGATAAAATTCAAGCGTGGGAGTTTGGTCCTGTTGTGTATGATGTTTACGCTGCCTTTAGACAGTTTGGGAATGCCCCAATTACCTCTAAAGGCCAAGTTCTGAAATTTGTAGACAATAAAGTTGTTAACGATGAGCCAACAGTCCCTAATGAAGACACCCAAGCTCACAACATATTGGATCAGATTATTACTCTTTACGGGCGATATAATGCAGTTCAACTGTCAAATATGACTCATAATTTGGATGAACCTTGGTATTTGATTAAACAAAAGTATCCCAGTGGCATTCCGTATCATGTTGAAATTCCAAATGAATTAATTGCTAGTTGCTTCACTGAAAAATACAAAAAGCGGGGAGCGGAACATTGAACCAGATCCCTGCTAACGTTATCGGTGAAACGCCATCTTCTGTCCCAAGTGAGGAAAGTAGAGATGAGTTATCTTTCTATGAACAGAACAAATACTTTGCAGAGCTCAAGCCTGCGCAACAAGTAGCATTCCGATTGCAGCAAGAAGTTGAGAGAAGTACGTTTCAGTCTACTGAAATAAATAGATTGAACACAGCCCTAAACGCAATAGTAGTCGAAAAAGACAATGCAGTTAGAGAGCTTGACTCCGTCAGACGTGACAACATAGAAATAAAAGTAAGCTATTTTTTTACGGCAATTCTTGCAGGAGTTGGAGGTGGTTTAATAAGTGCATTTCCAAGAGACCCTCTTCATAATTTACATGTGGTAGGCTGGATATGTTTGGCTCTGTCTTTTGTATCTCCAGTATTTAGGGCATTTTTAGTTAAACATTGGCAAGGTTAGTATTTAGCAAAACGCTTTAATCCAGCCCAGCCCAAACCCCACGCGATACTGACAGCACACCTTAGCTGTCTGTATCGCGTCCATGCAAACACCCGCACTTAACACCTACACCATAGATTTTCAGCATGCTGTTGCCTTTGTCCTGGCAAAGGAAGGCGGCTACGTTTGCCACGTCGATGATCCAGGCGGTGAAACCAATTTCGGTATATCGAAGAGGGCTTACCCGCGTGAAGATATTCTTAACCTTACTGAGCAGCGCGCTGCTTTTTTGTATCACCGCGATTACTGGCGCACCACGCGCTGCCACGAACTGCCAACCGGCGTTACGCTGGCCGTCTTTGATGCCGCCGTGCAGCATGGCCCCGCCACCGCAGCCAAGTTACTACAGGAAATACTCAGCCTTACCACCGACGGCGTTATCGGCCCTAAAACCCTTATTGCCGCCAGACAGGCCGATACCGAGTGGCTTATTGCCCGTTATGTTTTGCGCCGCGCCAGGCTGTATGCGCGCATTCAGGCTAAGCATCCTGGGCAAGCCGTGTTTATTGAAGGCTGGTTTAATCGTCTGCGCGACCTTACCAATGCCTGCTGGCAAATTGGTTACGCCGGCGCGGGGGCCTCCTAATGGGCCGCAACTGGGATTGGTCATTTAACCAGGGCAAACAGCGACGGCTAGAAGCCGAGGTACTGGCCGACAAAGCCGGTACCCAATGCAGCCCGCCGCCACTGCATAGCCATGACGCCACCATGCAACACCGCTTTATTGAAGGCTGGAACAGCGTAAGCGCTGTTGATATTCAGCGCGCCATTAACCCACCACCCAACATTGGCCAGGCACTGCGCGACAACAAGCGCCTGCGCGACTTACTAAGGATCAACACATGAGCTTATCGCTACTTGCCAGCGCGTTACTCAGCCTGGGGCCAGAGGCCATTAAATTTATCGGTGCCAAGCTGGGCAAAAGCAAAGTGGCTGAGCTGGCAGCCGATGTGGTAACAGTGGTGGGCAATAATTACGTTAACCCGGAGGCACAGCAATCCGCGCTGGAGCAACACCTTAAGCACTTAAACCCAGCTGAGTTAGACGAGCTGCTAAGCATGCGGGCCACGCTGGAGCAAGAAGCCACAAAGCGCCATCAGGCTACGCAGGCCACTATTCAAAACGGCGATAACGCCCAGGATCAATACATTCGCCAAACCAGGCCATTGCTGGCCAGGCTTTCAATGTACGCCAGCATTTTCTATGCCTTCGGCTTTGAGGCGCTTGCCGCCGCCGGTACCGGCGACGGTGCCAGCTTTGATGTGCTGTTATGGCTTTTTACCCCGGCACTAACCTATATGGGCCTGCGCACCATCGACGGTTTTGCACCCTATTCCAAATCGTCCGGCGACAAAACCGCCGGGGCGTTATCCGCAATTATTAAACGGAAGTAGTACATGCCAGACCTATTAGACAGAGCTGCCGAGTTAGAGCAGCGCCAACGCGATCAGGCGCTTAAAGCCGCGCTTAATCGACCTAAAGCAGTAGAAGTTAACAGCGGCGAACCGCGTTACTGCTGCGACTGCGCAGAGCAAATAGCCACACAACGCCTGGTTATGGTGCCTTACGCCATGCGTTGCACCGATTGCCAAACCATAGCTGAACAACGGGAGAAGCAACTGTATGGATAGCTGGAACTATGCCGAGCTTAAGTTTTGGTTTGACGTGCTGCAGTGGCTGGTAACTATTGGTCTTGGCTTTTGGGTATGGATAAGCCGCGCCCCGCGTGAAAACAAACAGGCCATAGCCGAGCTCGAAGCACGTTTGAAAAAAAGTGAAGCCGAACAGGAAAAGCTGCAGGTTCGCCTGGAGTACCTACCTACCAAAGAAGAGCTACACCAGATGGGAAAAGAATTAAGCGGCTTGGCATCAAAGCTGGACAGCTCAGCCGGGCGCATGAAAGCCATCGAAAACAAATTGGATTTACTGATCGAGAATGAACTAAGGGGAAACCATGCTCGCTGAACTGATGAGAGAACACCAACGCCTGGTGATCTTGCGGCTGCTGTCAGAGGATTCCGGCTACGACCTTAACGAATCCATATTGCACGACGGCATTAACGCAATGGGGTTAGACATTACCCGCGACGGCCTGCGCACTCAGCTGGCTTGGCTGGTTGAGCAAGGGCTAATTACGCTTTCAAGCGTTGGTAACATTCAGCTGGCACACCTTACCAGCCGCGGTTTAGACGTTGCCACAGGCCGCGCCCGCGTACCAGGTATTAAACGCCCTTCACCCACCAACTGAGGCCCGCCATGAATGACAAAATTACCCGTGGCCGCCGCAGTAAAATAGACCTGCTACCCGAAGAGATCCGGCGCGAGCTGGACGCCAAACTGCGCGATGGCCGCTTAACCCAGCAAGAAGTGCTCGACTATATCAACGACCTGATAGAGCAAAGCCAGCTGCCGCCCGATGAAAAAGAGCAGCTTAAAATCAGCCGCTCTGGCCTTAACCGTTACAGCACCCAAATGGAAACCATCGGCAAAGACCTGCGCGAACTGCGCGAGGTGTCTAACGCCCTGGTAGCGCAGCTGGGCGACAAGCCAACCGGTGACGTAAGCCGGATGATTTTAGAGATAGGCCGCACTCAGCTGTTTAAAGCCATGATGAGCCAGAGCAGCAGTGAGGAAATGGACATAGGCATGATTAAAGACGCCATGCTTGCCGCCCAGCGCCTGGAAGCCGCCGCCATGCACAGCCATAAGCGGGAAAAAGAGATCCGCCAGCTGTTTGCTGCCGAAGCCGCAGAAGCTGCCGAGAAAGTGGCCAGCCAGCAAGGGCTTACCGCTGAGGGCGTAGCCGCATTAAAACGCGAAATACTGGGTATTGCCTGATGAACCAAACCGCTATCGCCCAGGCTGTTGGCCATAACGTTGATGCCTATGTATCTCAGGTGGCCCAGTTTAACCCCGCAGAGGTGCTGCTGGGCTACCAAAAGCGTTGGGTAGCAGATGACAGCCCGCTAAAAATTGCCGAAAAGTCACGCCGTACCGGCTTAACCTGGGCAGAAGCTGCCGACGCGGTTTTGTGTGCCAGCTTGCGCCGTGACAATGGCGGCTGTAACCACTTCTACGTTGGCAGCAACAAGGAAATGGCCCGCGAGTTTATCGAAGCTGCGGCAATGTGGGCGCGGGTATTTAACAAAGCCGGCTCAGAAATTCAGGAAGAAATCTTTGTCGACGACGGCAAAGACGGCAAAGAGATCCTGACCTTTGTTATTCACTTTGCCAGCGGCTTTAAAATTCAGGCATTAAGCTCTAACCCGGCTAACCTGCGCGGTATGCAGGGTAACGTAACCATAGACGAAGCGGCATTCCATGAGCGCCTGGCTGAGGTATTAAAGGCCGCCCTGGCACTTACCATGTGGGGCAGTAAAGTACGTTTAATCAGTACCCACAACGGCATAGATAACCTGTTTAACCAGCTTATCCAGGACAGCCGCGCCGGCAAAAAACGCTACAGCGTACACACCATAACGCTGGACGATGCCTGCCGCGAAGGCTTGTACCAGCGCATTTGTCAAATCCGTAAAAAGGACTGGAGCCAGCAAGCCGAAGACGAGTGGAAAAACGGTCTGCTTAAAGACACCGCCACCGAAGAAGACGCACTGGAGGAATACTTCTGTGTGCCCAAGGCTGGCAGCGGTGTTTACTTAAAGCGCGTGCTGATAGAGCGCGCCATGGTTGCCGATAAAAGCATCCCGGTTGTGCGCTACACCAGCCCGAAAGATTTTGAATTACTGCCAGAATATGCCCGCAAACGCCAGGTTGAAGAATGGTGTAACGACGTTTTAAAACCGCTTTTAAACAGCTTAAACCCACAGCACCGCCATGTATTTGGCGAAGACTTTGCCCGCAAAGGCGACTTGTCGGTGTTTGTGCCGCTGGAAATTAAGCCCGACCTGAGCAAACGCACACCCTTTGTGCTGGAGCTGGTAAATGCCACCTATGACGCCCAGCGACAAATATTGTTTTACCTGCTGTCTGGTCTGCCACGGTTTACTGCTGCTGCCTTTGATGCCACGGGTAACGGTGGTTACCTGGCCGAGGCTGCGCAGCTGCGTTACGGCAGCCAGATGGTCGATACCGTGATGCTTAGCGCTGCCTGGTACCGCGAATGGATGCCTAAGCTAAAGGCCGAGTTTGACGATGGCAACATAGAAATACCCCGGCACATGGACATTCTGGACGACTTAACCAAAATCCAGATCCGCAACGGCATACCGCAAATTGAGAAAGGCAGCGGCAAAGGTAGCGATGGCCAGCAGCGCCACGGCGACTTTGCCGTAGCACTGGCAATGGCAATACGCGCCAGCTGGATGGACGGCAGCGAAATTGCCTTTACCCCTGTTATCCCGGTTAGCCAGTTCGACGAACGCTACCAGGACAACGACAACCCCACCTTTGACAGAGGCTGTTTCTGATGATCTACGAGCAAAATGGCGTTCGCTTTCGTATCCGCGAAAAGCAGCTAAGCACCAAACAAACCAAAGACGAAAACGCCTACGCAGCACAGCTGCGGCGCGAATTTGCCGACCACCCCAGCAGTGGCTTAACCCCGGCAAAGCTGGCTAATATCCTGCGCGAGGCAGAGCAAGGCAACCTGCTGCACCAGTGCTGGCTAGCCGAAGACATTGAAGAAAAAGACGGCCATATCGCCGCCGAGTTATTTAAGCGCAAAATGGCCATGAGCACAGTGCCTTACAGCATTGAGCCACCACGCAACGCCAGCGCCGCTGAGAAAGCCGACGCGGCAAACATTACCGATATGCTGCGCGATATTGAAGACTGGGAAGACGTGATCTTTAGCCTGGCTGATGGCGTGCATAAAGGCTTTAGCAATATTGAATTTGAGTGGCAGCGCCACGGTGGTTTTCAGGTACCTATAGGGTTTGAGCATAGGCCAGCGTCCTGGTTTACGCTGGATCAACACGACCAGAACAAACTGCTATTGCGCGACGGTGCCCTGGGCGAAGAGCTGCGCCCGCTTAACTGGTTGCAACACCGCCACCCGGCTAAGTCGGGCTATGTCGCCCGTATGGGCCTGGTGCGGCAATTAGCCTGGCCGTTTATTTTTAAGAACTACTCCGTACGGGATCTGGCCGAGTTTCTGGAAATTTACGGCATACCTATCCGCGTGGGCAAGTACCCAAGCGGCGCGACAGATCCAGAGAAAAACAGCCTGATGAATGCCGTGCTCAGTGTTGGCCATAACGGTGCCGGTATTATGCCAAAGGGCATGGAGTTGGACTTTCACGAAGCGGCCAAAGGTGGTGGCGAGCCGTTTATGACCATGATTGCCTGGTGCGAGCGCATTCAAAGCAAGGTTATCTTAGGCCAAACGCTGAGCGCTGAAGTGGGCAACAGTGGCAGCCAGGCACTGGGTAACGTGCATGATGGCATACGCCAGGAAATACGCGACCACGACTTACGCCAGTTAGCCGGCACTTTAAACCGTGATCTTATCCTGCCAATGTACCTGCTTAACGGCAAAAGCTATACCGGAGACGTTAAGCGCAAGCCTCGCCTGGTGTTTGATACCACCGAGCCGGAAGACCTGCGCGATCTGGCTTACCCGCTGCGGGCCTTTGTCGGTATGGGTATGAAAATTGGTACCAGTTGGCTGCATGAAAAAACCAAGATCCCCCAGCCCAAAGAGGGTGAGCCTGTACTGCAAATACTGGAAAACGCCCCACAGCCACCGGCACAGCTTACCGGCTTTGCTGCACTAAAAGCGGTAACACAAGAACAGCCAGACACCGCAGACAAGCTGCTCAAACAGCTGCAAAGCAAGGCCAAGCCGGCAGTGGATAAACTGCTAAAACCCATTCAGGACATGGTAGACAACGCCAGCAGCCTGGAAGAGCTGCTGGACGATCTGCTAACACTGGAAGGCACCCTGGACGAAACCGAACTAGCCGCCGTTATGCAGCAAGCCTTTGCCGCCGCCGAACTGGCTGGCCGCTTTGACGTGGAGCAAGGCGACTAATGGCAACTGCTGAGTATGGTTCTTTGCCGTTTGATGCGGCTATCGCGTACTTTCGCAAAAAGATAAACCTGCCCAGCGAGCGCTGGACAGACATTTGGCGCCAGCAGAATGATGTCGCCTTCACCGTCGCCGGTGCACTGAAAACAGATTTACTGGCAGATATGCGCGCTGCTGTGGATGCAGCCATAGCCAATGGCAAAAGCTTAACCTGGTTTAAAAGTGAGTTTAAAAACATAGTAAAACGCTATGGCTGGGAGCACACAGGCGATGCTGCCTGGCGTGCGAATGTGATTTACGGCACCAACATGCGCCAGGCATACAATGCTGGCCGGCACCAGCAGCTGCAACAGTTTGAGTTTTGGCGCTACAAGCATGGCGACAGCCTTTACCCACGGCTAGACCACTTAAAGCATGACGGCCTGGTACTGCCCAAAAGCAGCCCGTTCTGGCAAGTGTGGTTCCCGCAAAATGGCTGGGGCTGTAAGTGCAAAGTATTTGGTGAAACTGCCGCCAGTGTTAAGCGTAAAGGCTTAACCGTAAGCGCTGAGCCAGAAATTAAATACCGCGACTGGATAGACAAGAAAACCGGGGAATTGCAGCAGGTGCCAGTAGGTATTGATCCGGGCTTTGACTATGCACCGGGTACCAGCTCGCCGGTTGAGCGGGTAAAAGCCCAGGTAGCCGCCAAACCTAAACTGGCAGAGCGCCTGCCAGGGCGTATCGTACCCAGCGCATTTAGCACGGTTAAGGGCGTTACGGCAGACGGTATAGATGCGCTTTTAACCAAGCTTGAAGCGCCACAGCTGGACGCGCTAAACGGCTTTATGCAGGCCAAAGCCACCAAAACCATAGTGGTTAAACAAACCGAAATGAGCCGTGGTAAAAAGTCTGCTGCGCTGGCTAAGCCGATTGCTGAATACCTTGGCGTCGACGAATACTATGCACAGTTGAAATTCACCAGCCGCTCCCCTGCCCGCGTTGGCGGCTTTACCGCCATGAGTTGGGAGCATATTGTGGTTAAAGCCAAAGCCAACGATAAGCTAAGTACCGTCGACATGGCCAAGGTTCAGCAAGTGGCCAGTGAGGTAGTTAAAGATGCAGCAGAAAACAAAGGGCCGCATATCTTTGGAACAACCGACAAACAGTTTAAACGGCACTGGACAGTTAGCGAACTGGTAGAGAAAAGGCTTGGCGAAAGTGCTAGATTAATTTCTACCTGGCTGCATGAGCTTGGCCATCAGGTACATTACTATGCAGGCGCACCAGACTATCCCGCTAATGCCAGCTGGGTAACTTACTACGCCGCGACCAACAAGTACGAAAGCTTTGCCGAGGCATTCACAGCCTGGATGCTGGCACCAGACGCCCTAAAGCAATGGCAGCCTGAGCTTTATAGCTATCTGGAACAGCAAATAGACAAGGCCACTAAGGCCAGGAGTAAAACCCGATGATGTTACTTCAAAAAGCCCAGTCGTTACTTGCCGGTGAAATAACACTGGATACTATCCGCCAGCTGGACAAACTGAATAACGAGGCCAGCGGCCAAGAGCAGGATTATATCGCTGAACTATTTGAAGGTATCTATGCTGCCGCCAGTGAAGAGGTATTACGCCAGGCGTACGACGAGGGCTTGCTGTAATGGCAGGAAGCAATATCAGTATTGACGCCGGCGGTGCAAACGCCATCGCCGATGTTATTACCCAGTTGGTGCAGCAAGGGCGGAACCTTAAACCGGCGCTGTCGCAGATAGGCGAATACCTGGTAGAGGCGACACAGGATCGCTTTCAGTTGGAAGTTGCGCCAGACGGCTCGCTGTGGGATCCGCTGGCACCGGAGACGACACGGCGCAAGAACGGCGATACCCGCATTCTGCGCCAAAGCAGTACGCTGGTTGATACCATCCTTTACGATGTTAATGACGATCAGCTGCTGGTTGGCTCTAATATGGAATACGCGGCAACCCATCAGTTTGGCCGTGAAGACGATGGCATAGTAGCCCGCGAATGGCTGGGCCTTACCACCGGCCCCTGGAATGACGAAGTGGCGATTATGGATATTTTGTACGACCATTTTAGTCAGGGTCTGCCAAATCGCTAAAACGCGCTCAAATCGCTTGTAAGGCGTTTAATAGGCTTTTAAGCTACCAGTATTCGCACCAAGGCCCATTAAACGTTTTTGGATTGATTTAAATGGGCTCAATTAAATGGAAAGTCTCGTATGGAATTTGAAATTAGAGATCTTGTTGTTGCAGCCGCATCAGCTACTTTTACTTTGTTCGTGTCTTGGTTTGGCTCTTTCTTAACAACAACTAGCGAGAAGAGAAAATCATCTCAAACTCTAAATCATCAAATAGACTCACTAAATACGGAAATGGCTGACCTCATTACTATGGTCAAGGTATTTAGCGATGCGGCTTCGAATGCCTTAGATGAAACCATTAAAAGCCAAAAGCCATCGCTGCTGTATGTTCCGCCACTAGAAACGCCAATTTACTCGGAGTTTTTTAAAATAGTGCATATTCACTACCCAGAAATAAAGCGGCAAAATATTAGGCATTTTTATAACTATGTTCGTGAAATTAATATTATTTCAGAAAGGTTTAGAAGCTACACACAATCAATGACTTTGGAATCCAGGGCTATTTTAGATGCTTATTATCTAAAAATGTTTTGTTTTAGCTTGGAAGCTTTATACAGAAACTTAGAAAAAGACAGCTTCAAAGATGACATCGACTATCACCTGCAAAAAGAAGAGGCCGGATTGCAATACCAGCAAGCGCTAGCCTCTCATTTTGTGAAGCCTGAAAGTTAGCAAAACGCTTTAATCTACAACCCCTAACCTAATCCCCCACAATCAGCCCAGGCTAATTACTTACCTGGGCTGACATGTTTAAAACTTCCACCACCTCACTTGCTGTACTTACTGCCATAGCTCAGGCCAACCAGGCTTTGGGCATTGCCGTATTAAGCGAGCAGATCAACAACACGGACGACTGGGTGCAGTTGCTGCCAGATGGCGAGTTCAGCAGCATTGATGGCCGTCCGCATGATGTACCTGGTGGCAAGTGGAAAATGAACGCAGAAATAGCCGAGCGTTTAATCAGCCAGGTGCAGCTGCGCGCCAATGAACGGCCCATTGATTACGAGCACCAAACCCTAAAAGCTGCTGAAAACGGCAAGCCTGCCCCGGCAGCTGGCTGGTTTAAAGAAATGCAGTACCGCCCAGGCAAAGGGTTATTCGTTAAACCGTCCTGGGTAGCCGACGCTAAACAACGCATTATTAACCGCGAGTACCGCTACTTGTCTGCGGTATTTCCTTACGACAAAACCACCGGCGAGCCATTGGAAATCCGAATGGCGGCGCTAACCAATTATCCCGGCCTGGACGGCATGCAAGCGCTGGCAAGTTTAGCCGCGCAGTTTGCCGCCCCTGGTAACAACTCCACCAACCCCAACCCAAGAGAGAAAGCCATGAATGAGCTGCTTAAACAGCTGCTTAGTCGGCTGGGTATTGTCATTGCAGACGGTGCCGAACCCACTGAGCAGAACATTAACGATGCCATAGCGGCGTTAAAAGCGATGGACGACGGCAAGGATAAAGTCGCGGCCTTAACTGCTGAAATCGCCAGCCTTAAAGCCGATACCGGCAACATCGACTTAACCAAGTTTGTGCCGGCTGCTACCTACCAGGCACTGCATGTTGAGCTGGCGGCATTAAAAGCCAATCACGATGTGTTGACAGTTGACCAGGTAATTGAGCAGGCCCAGGCCGAAGGTAAGCTGATTATTCCTGCCGAAATGGACTACCTGAAAAGCTTAGGCAAGCAAAGCCTGGCCGCACTTAAAGCAGCAGTAGATGCGCGCCCGGTAGTTGCCGCGTTAACGGGGAAACAGACAAAAGGAAAGGCCCCCGAAGACGCCGACAACACCACCGTGGCAGCCTTAACTGCCGACCAGAAAAACATCGCCGACCAGCTAGGTATCAGCTACGAAGACATGGCGAAAGACTTAGGAGTTAAACGCTAATGGCCATTGTAAACAGCGCAACGCTAAACGCCCTGCGGGTATCGTTCAGCAAAAAGTTCCAGGAAGGTGTCGCCCGCGCCCAGCCGCAGCTGACCGCTATTGCCACTGTGGTGCAAAGCTCGTCTAAGAGCAACACCTATGGCTGGCTGGGTCAGTTCCCTAAGTTTCGGGAATGGATTGGTGATCGTGTTCTTAATTCAATGAAAGAACATGCTTACGCCGTGACCAACAAAACCTTTGAAAGCACGGTAGCGGTACTACGTGACGACATTGAAGACGACAACGTTAGTGTATACGCGCCCATGATGGACGAAATGGGCTATGCCGCTGCGGTATTCCCGGACGAGCTGGCGTTCCCCTTGTTAAAGGCCGGTTTTACTACCCTGTGTTATGACGGCCAGAACTTCTTCGATACCGATCACCCGGTAAATGCCAACGTTGATGGCAGCGGTGCTGATACCTCAGTGTCCAACGTGATCATTGATGGTGCCTATGTTGGCGAGCCTTGGTTTTTGCTTGATGTCAGCCGCTCATTAAAGCCGATCATCTTCCAGGAGCGCCGCAAGGCCCAGTTCAATGTGATGGATAACCCGGACGATGAAGCCGTGTTTATGAGTAACCAGTTCCGTTACGGCACAGACATGCGCTGCAACGTGGGTTATGGCTTCTGGCAAATGGCGGTAGGCGTTAAGAAAACGCTGGGTTACCAAACGGTATGGGATGCCATCAGCCTGATGAAAAGCTTTAAGGCTGACGGTGGCAGGCCACTGGGACTGGGCAAAGGCAAGTTGCTGTTAGTTGTGCCATCAAACATGGAGCAGCTGGCACTGCAACTAAAAGAACGCGAGCACATTGACGACGGCAGCGGTACCACAGTGAGCAACGAGCTGCGCAATAAGTTCGACGTGCTTGTAGCTGACTTCCTGTAAGCCGACTTAACCCCAACATTGCCGCTCTGGAGCTGTTAGCCAGGGCGAGCTGGAGAACCCCATGTCAAAAGTATTAGTTATCTATGCGGTGGCGGCTCTGGCCGGCACGTTTCGCCGGGCCGGTACCGCCTTTACCACTGAGGGTACCGCTTTCCCGCAAGACCATTTCACTAAACAGCAGCTTGACGCCATCCATGCAGAGAAGCGCCTGTCTGTGCGTGAAATCGACGAAGCCGATCTGCCTGAAACAGTTGACACCCGACTGCTGGCAGCTGCAGCAGCAGGTAAAGCGGATGAAAAAGGCCAGGCGAAAAAAGGTGAAGACCACGCGCCGGCAGCTGAAACGCTGGAACAGGCATTTACCTGGTTAGACCCCAGCAACAAAGACCACTTTACCGCTGGTGGTGTGCCGCAACTGGATGCCTTAAGCCGTTTGCTGGGCCGCCCGGTAAAAGCGCCAGAGCGTGACGAAGCCTGGCAGGCGTTTGCTGCAAAACAAAACGCTAACCAACAGCAAGGCGCCCAGTAATGCCTTACTGCACTGTTGCCGACATGATAAGCCGCTACGGCCAGCAGGACATGATCTTGCTGAGCTGGCGTGAGGGCGCAGCCGACGGCGAGATAAACCAGCCGGTTATCGAGCAGGCCATTGCCGACGCCACCGCTGAAATAAACGGTTATATCGGCGGGCGTTACGAGCTGCCCCTTAGCCTGGTACCGGACGTGTTAGTGCGCCACTGCTGCGACATCGCCCGCTACCTGATGAGTGGTGACCGTACACCGGAAACAGTGCAAAAGCGTTACGACAGTGTGATCAGCTACCTGGTGAAAGTCGGCAAAGGCGACTTGAGCTTGGGGCTGTCGCAAGGCAACCCAACCGAACCCAGCGAAACCATTGCCATGATCCAGGCTGACGGCCAGGTGTTTAACCGCAAAAACAGCAAAGGGTTTATTTAATGCTGGATATAGCAGAAGACTACCTGGCAACAGAGCAGCACCTGGACAACGTGCTGGCCAGTGTGACCGGTTTAAAAAAGGTGTACTGCAGTGCCGACATGGCCGAGGTGACCGACAAAACCCAGGTTACCCCTTGTGCCCATGTCATTTACCTGGGCGACAAGGTACCGGAAAGCGTCGCTGCCGGCAGCCTAACCCACGTAACGCAAACATGGATGGTCGTGCTGGCCGTAAGGCTAAGCCGCGACAGCAGCAAGGAAGCTGGCCAGTTACTGGCGCGTACCTTACGCGCCGTGCAAAACAGCAGTTACGTGCAAGGTATAGGCCCGTTAAACCGGGTTAACGCAACCGCCAGGCCGTTGTTAAAAGGCGGCTTTGGTTATTACCCCTTGGCTTTTGAAGTCAAATTCCGAGTTAAATAAAAAGGAGATCGCCCATGAGCGGTTTAATGTTATCAGGCAACATCTTTATTGATCGTTTAACCGACACCGGTGAAAGCACGGGTTTAATCGGGCCGATCAACGTCACTCAATTAGCTATCAACACGCCCAGCAATGAAGCCGTGCGTACCAGCCGTAAAAAAGCCAGCTATGGCCAGGCGCTGGACGTAGTTAAAACGGCACAACCTACCGAAGTCACTATTGCATTTGACGACCAACCAGCTGAACTGTTAGCCATGGCGTTATTAGGTGACACAGCCGAAATTAACCAGGGCAGCGGTACCGCGCCCGATGAAGCTGTAACCCTGCCAGCGAACGGGCGCTGGGCAAAACTGGCCCATAGCAACCTGGCTGAAATAGGCATTACCGGTGCCATTGTGTCGCCAGCTGGCCCGCTTGATGTAGCCGTAGATTTAGAAATTAACTACGCAGCTGGTTTAGTGCGCGCCAAAAAAGGCGGCGCGATGGAAGCTGGCGGCGCTATTACCTTAACCTACCAGTACAACGCCATCAGCGGCATTTCAGTTAAAGGCGGTCTGCGCCCGCAAATTCGTGCCCGCATCCTGGGCGATATGAAGAACCTGGCAACAGGCAAAAATGCCAAGCTCGATATCCCGGAAGCGTCACTGGCGCCAACTAACGCCGTCGACTTTATGGCGTCTGAGTTTGTTAGCACCACACTGGCCGGCAAAATTAAGCTGCTGGACGGTAAAGACGCCCCGTTTGAATACCACGAACTGTAAGTAAAGCGTGACCAAACAAGTGAGGCTGCCCGGCCTCACTTTTTCCAAGCCCCGGAGCCGTTACCAGCATGAGCAAAAACCTCGAACTAGCACTAAAAATAGCCGCAACCGTAACAGGTGATAAAGACCTGGCGCGGATGGCTGACGCCGTGCGAGATGTAGGTAAAGGCGCTGCTGAGGCTGACCCCAAGGCTGATGAACTTGCCAGTTCGCTGGACAAACTGAGCAACCAGCAAAAGCTGATTCAGGAATTACAGGCAACAAAACGTGAGTTTGCAGCACAGGAAATTGCCACCGCTGCGGTTGCCTCTAAGTTAGAGGCACTTAAAAAGGAAACTAACGACACAGGCAAACCCTTTGTTGAGCTTGCCAAAAATGTTGATAAGGCCGAACAACAGCTAAGCGAAATGCGCAAAGAGCTGGACGCTACGGCTAGTAACCAAAACCGCCTGCAGGCTGAGTTAAAAGAAACCGGTATCGACACCCGCCAACTGGGTGCCGAGAAAAAGCGCCTGCAAACAGATTTAAAGAAAACCGCAGCCGAAGCACAAAAGCTAGGTAAAGAGTATTTGGCCGCTAATGGCCGGCAGGGTGCTTTTGGTGCTGGCGTTGCCAGTGTAACGGGCCGGCTGGTGGCACTGGCCGGTACTTATCTTGGCTTAAACCAGCTTGTAACGACCATTAAAAGCATCTTCAACACAGGCAGCCAGTTTGAAAAGTTAGGCGTGCAGTTTAACGCGCTAATGGGCAGCCTGGAGGGCGGCCAACAGGCCACAGCCTGGGTAAAGGAGTTCGCCAAGGACACCCCTTTACAGCTGGAAGAAGTTAGCAAAGCTTTTGTGCGCTTAAAGGCGTTTGGCATTGATCCGATGGATGGCACCTTACAGGCCATTACCGACCAGGCATTTAAGTTAGGCGGTGGCTTTCAGGAAGTCGAGGGCATTTCATTGGCCCTTGGCCAAGCCTGGGCAAAGCAGAAATTGCAGGGAGAGGAAATCCTGCAGCTGGTAGAACGTGGCGTACCAGTATGGGATCTGCTGGCTAAAGTTACCGGCAAAAACACTGCCGAACTGCAAAAGATGTCTGAGCAGGGCAAAATAGGCCGCGACGTAATAAAGCAGCTGATTGACGAAATGGGCAGTGGCGCACAGGGCGCAGCAGCGGCCAACATGTCACTGCTATCTGGCCTTATCTCAAATGCCAAAGATAACCTGGCACAGTTTTATAATCTGATCGCCACGTCTGGCTCTATGGATTGGCTAAAAGGCCAGTTAGAAGATCTAAACCGCAACTTTGAGCAGATGGCCGCTGACGGCACGTTGCAGCAGTGGGCCAAAGACATCAGCGACACCATTGTGTCTATTGGTGAGGGCATTAAAACCACCGCCAAAACCCTGTATGACTTTAAAGAGGTTATCGGTGTTGTTGCAGCAGCCTGGGCGACACTTAAGGTTGGCAGCTTTTTTCTTAATCTGATTGATGGCTCACGTAAAGCCGGCGTAGCTTTGCTGTCGCTGGTGGGTATACAAAAAACCGTAGACGCAGCCAATGCCAGCAACGCCCTGAGCATTGCTGACCTTACCGGCAAAATTCGTGGTGGCATTACGGCTACCGGCAACTGGGTTAAAAGCCTAACCGGCCTTGGCGGCCTGCTGGCAAAAGGTGGAATATTTGCTGGTGTTGCCTATGGCGTGTTTCAGATTGGCAGCCTGGCCAAAGCGCTGTGGGATTACAAAGATGCAGTTGATGAACTAAAAGTTAGTAAAGACGGGCTGGCCGACCAGGAAGCGCGGTGGACAGCTGAGATTGAGCGCATAAATATCGCGCTGGGTACCAACTACCAAACCCGCAAGGAAGTACTGCAAGCTGTTGACGATGGCATCTTGTCATATAACGCCGAGGCACAGGCTTACCAGCTGGCCACAAATGCGGTTAAGCAGAAAACCGAAGCCTTGATAGGGCACGGCTACCAGCTGGAAAGCAACACCGGCAAAATATCTGAACTTGAAGAAGCCTACAAAACCCTTGGTATTGTATCCACTAAAAGCCTGCAAGATAGCGCAGAACAATCCCGTATTGCCTACGAAACTATTGCTGCCGGCAATGAGCCCATCGAGCAACAACGCGCTGCATTCTTAAAATACGCCGAAGCTGCTGCTAAAGCTGCTGCTGCCTCTGGTGAAAGTGTACCTAATTATGTTGCCGAGCAAGCTGCCGCCCTTGGTCTTAAAACCGAGCTGGACAAGCTAACCGGCCAAAAAGCTAAAGCGGCAGATGTAACCAAGTTGCAGGCCGACGCTTACGGCAACATGCGTAACGACCTTAGCAAAACACAGCAGTCGATACAGGAATATAAAGACGTACTGGACAGCTCGACCGCCAGCAGCGAAGAAAAGCAGGCCGCAGCCGAGGCATTAGCAAAAGCTGAGACAAAACTAACAGCACATACCACCGCCCTAAATGAGGTTAAACAGCTGGAGTTAGCTACCTTCGCCCAGCTGCAGCAAAAGTACGAAGAGTACACCCGGCAAATGGAACAGCTGGACGAGCTTTACCGCACTAATGGCATTTCAGCTGCTGAGTATTTGCGCCAGAAAGACCGTTATGTGCAAGTGTTGAATATCATCAAACCCATGCTGGCCGGCTTAAAAGATGGCGAGCAGGAGTTGCAGCAGCAGACTGACTTTAGCAATAAAAGCCTGGCTGAACAGCAAAGCATACTTGAGGGGTTATCGGGTACGACCGGTAAGGCAGTGCAGTACATTAGTCTGCTTGCACAGGCCCAGCAGGCCCTGAGCACAGAGTTCAATTTAACCGACAAATCAACAAACGAGCTATCAGCCCGCGTTAAAGAGTTAAACGGCTTTATTGCTCAAAATAACCGGGTAACCAATATCTGGTGGACGGACTTAGCCAGGGCCAGTAATGCCGCCTTCACCCGTGAACGGCAAATCATCACTGAAACTATGCTGATCCGCAAATACACAGAGCAGCTAAACAGCAGCTCAGTATCACTACGCGATGTTGCGCGTATTTCTCAGGCCATGAAATTGCAATTTCGTGAACTGGGCGAAAGCGAACTGGCCCCGTTACGTAACGCCATTAGCGATGCCGAGCGCCGCATTATGTCACTACGTGACGGTTTACAGGGTACGTTCCGCAGCTTACAAGACGAGTTAGACCGGTTACAGGATAACCAGGCTGCTATTGAAAAACGCAACTACGACGCCCAGCTGGCCGAGCTGAACAGCAAGCTAAAGGAAGCACAAACCGCTGGTGATAAGGAAGCGGTAAACGCAGCCCGCCAGTCGCTTGCACTGGCCAAAGAAATCTACGCCATTAAGCAGGCCCAGCTTAAAGAAGAGCAAGCCACTCGGCAGCCGGTGAGCAACAACGACCCCGTTACCAATGCACCAACACCAAGGCAGCAAACACGCCAGCCAATCCAGACTACCCAGCCAGCTACAACCGGCACAAGTGTTACAAGTGGCAGCAACACCGTGCGCCTGGAGCTGGTGTTACCTGGTCGCAGCTTTAACGCAAGCATGGCCAGAACAGATGCCGCCAGCCTGCTGGCCGAAATTGAACGCGCAGCGAGTACATCAATATGATTATCGACACCATCACCGTGCCGGATATGCCCTGGATAAACGAATACAGCTACAGCAGCCGGGTAGCCAATACCCAGTATGCCGGCAGCGGTGCGCTGTTAGTTGAAGTAGCGCAAAAGCAGGCGGGCCGGCCAATAGTGTTGCAGGACGACATGCTAACCCGCGCCGAGGTAAACCAGTTACTTGCGCATAGCGAAGCAACACCCGGCAGCTTTGATATCACCCTGGGCGATGGACGCAGCTTTACCGTGATGTGGGATTACAGCAACGCGCCGGTAACTGCCACACCGCTACTGGACGAAGTAGACCCGGACAATGACAGCCTGTTAATGGCCGTTACCTTACGTTTTATCACCGTTTAAAAGGCAGTTTAAATGCTACGCACAGACCTGAAAATTTTTAAATCCGAGCGCATGACACAGCAGGCCGACGCCGGCGGCCAGCGCACCAGCAACGAAGTGCAAAACGGCCAGTTGAACGAAGTGTTTGGCAATATCAGTGATATCGACCATGCGCAATCCGCCGTAGACATTGCCAAAATTTACCCTGCTGTCAGCACTGCAGACACGGCCCTATTGCAAGACGGCCATATCCTGATTAACGAGCCGCCATTAGATCCGCTTGTCGACGTGATGATCATCGAGGCCGCAGCAGTAAACGACGGCAGCACCCGCGCTGATATCATTGAGGCCATTGAAAGCAGCTTGGTGCCCAGCCTTGCACTGCGCACTGGCCTGAGTGAAATGGTAGCCGGGCAAGATCAAATAGCTGCGCTCGATTTAACCCAGGCTGCAGCCTTTAGCGGCGAGCAGCCAACCGTTACTTTGCGCTTGGGCGGTATTTATGTAATTAGTGTGGAGTACACCGGCCTGGAAGACGCTGCCTGGCCGCGCTTTACCCACTTTATTAAAGTAACAGCCATAGAGCCGGATTTTGTCCGCTTTGAACCCCCGCTACCGCACCCGGCCCCAGGGCGCGGCCGTCTGGTAAACACCCAATCACGATGCACCGTGCTGCGCGATACTACAGCGGGCGCTGGCGTGATGTACCACGGCGTAACCCAGTTAACTGCCAACAGCGCCGGTACCACGTTAAATGTAGCGCGCACCAGTGGCCGGGTTACCCCAAACATTACCGAGGCCGTCGAGCGGGCTAATAACGCCCCGTTTTTGCAAGAGTTAGGTTTAACAGCCAAAGAGATAGCCATTCCTGCGGTGGGGGTGTCTTACACCGTAGCAATCAGCGACCACGCGCAGCTTGTATCAGTGGTCAACTACTTTAACATTAGTTACCTTTACCAAGGCAGGCTGCGTAAAATCAGCAAGCGGCCCGAAGACCTGGTAAATAACTCTCTGAGTTTTGTGCTACCCAATATGCCCGATGCGGGCACAGATGTAATCGTCAGCTACTACAGCAGCGATAAGTACAGCAGCTACAACAATGCAGGGCCATTGCCAGCCGGTTTCAGTCTTCTGTTACAAACCATACAGGGTTCAGTGCAGCGCATATCAGACGGTAAAACATTTAGCGTGCGCGTTGATGATAATGATTACACCCGATTGTTAGTGTGGATTAACACTGAAAACCAAAACATGACTTTGCAGGTCGCCGTGGTTAACCCAGTAGATGGCACTGCAACGATGTACAACGGCTTTGACAACCTACAATACAATGCCGTGCTTTTATCAGATTCAGCCTCTGGCGAGGCGGCAACGGCTGCCCAGTTCGCCATACCATTTGATGAAACGCTACCAGCCACGTTTTATATGGCAGCAGAGCTAACTGCAGGCGGGCTAGTTTCTGCCAGTGGTGATGCCAACGGAGACATTACCGGTACCGGCGTCAGCGGTACCATAAATGGCAGCGTGGTAAACCTTAGCTTTACTCAGGCGGTAAAACTAAGCACCTTGCGCTATGCCATAAACGAAGTGGTGCAGCTAGTGCCGCCGCAGTCACTTTACGGCATTAACCAGTTACGGTTGCCTAACGGCGGCAAAGTGAATATTTTCCGGCCATTCGGTGTTGTGTGCGTTGCCAACAATGAGTATCAGCAGTTCGCCAGCTTAACTGCAGCCCAAACCATTGCCCGCCGGCCAAACAGCTTTATAGATATTGTCGACAGCACGGGCTCCAGTTTATGGCACCCGTTAAACAGCTATTTTGAGTACGACAAAGCCACCGGCGAGGTAACCATAGTCGACGCCAGCGCGTTTACAGCACCGTTTGAACTGGTTGATACCCTCAGTGAACTGGCGCTTGTAACCGGAGTTACCGACAATACCTTAAAAATTACCGCGCCACTACAAGGCAGCTTCCCTGCTGGCAGTATTGTTAGCAGCGTTTATCAGCTGGGCGATTTACAAGCGCGGGTTACAAACCTGTTTGACCAGGTAACATGGAATACCACATGGCAGGACACTATTCAGGGCGACCCGGCCACAGCCAACTACAACAGTATTAATTACCCCATTGAGCTAATTAACGCCGATGCGATTAACGAGCGCTGGGCCATCATTTTTACCAGTGACACAGCATTCCGCTGTGTCGGCCAGTTAGTTGGCCAGGTAGGTACCGGCGATACGTTAAATGATTTTGCGCCAATAAACCCGGCCACTGGCCAGCCGTATTTCGTTATCCGCTCAGCAGGCTGGGGCGGCAGCTGGTTGCCGGGCAACGTGCTGCGTTTTAACACCGTCGCAGCATCAAAACCAGCAGTGCTACTGCGCTCAGTATCAGCTGGCCATAGCGCTATAGATCAAGATTCAATCCGCTTGCACTTCCGTGGCAACGCCCAGTAAATAGGAGTTTTAAATGGCACAGGCAGTAACAGTATATCGTTGGGATGATGCAGGCGCGCCGCAGCTACCCAACGGCAAGCCCAGTGAAATTATAGACATATTAACTAAGTGCCTGGTAGACGGGTACGGTGACAAAACTCCGCTGGGCTGGACTCGACCTTTTTACGATGCTGTAAATCAGGCGGCAGCGTTTCGCAACTCTGTAGCGGATGGCGGTAGCGGCGGTTATGCCAAATTTTTTAGTAATGATGGTAGCGACAATAATAACGCGCTGATGCGCATTACCCATGCAGCCAGCATGACAGATATTAATACACTGTTCCGTCAAGGTTATACGCAGGCTTTGCGCGCCACAGCCGGTAGTGGTAATAACAAAACGGATAAATGGTTGCTGATAGGTACTAACACCGCTTTTTATTTTATCATGGGTCGCAATGTGTCCGTTCACGCCGGAAGTACATCATTCCCTAATTCTTGCATTTTTGTCGGCGATTACTATTCGACAATTCCGAGTGATGTATCCCGATTTATCACTTTAGCCGCCCCAGCGCAAACCGACACATCATTTGCCGGCTATTTGGAAACGCTAGACTGGTTGTGTGTCTCCGCCCAATATAGTAATTCGGCCTGCTTGAAACTTTATGATGCCGACGGTTTTGAATCGTTCATTCAGTATTCGCTTTGTAGTTTTACGAACAACAGCAGTGTAACAACCAATACCGTTTTTAATGCTGCGCCACCTTTCCCGCAAGGGTTGATACCTGTACATATTAAAGCTACAAGTCGCGATCAGGCTACAACTAACGTATCGGATAGGTTTGGTGTAATACTACCTAGGAGTCAGGTGTCACCGGTATATAGAGGAATATTACCCGGTTTGTTTAATCTAACATATATCGGTTACAGAGATCTGGCTTGGCCCAGTGTTGTCGAGATTGACGCGCAAAATTATTTACCGCTCAGAAACCCTAATGGCGGCCCGATAAACGCTGCAATTAATCTGGAGATCTGGCATGACCCTTTTGCTGCGCTATGAACCGCCGTTCACGACACCAATTAACTGCGGCCTAATTGAGCTAGATATCGACCCTGCTGCTGAGCGCTACGTTGTAATGGATCGCATTAATTTAACAGTGCTGTGGCACGGCGTGCCGCCTGCAGTGGGTAACGCAAAAATACGGTTGCCGCTTAGCTATACAATCGAAAACAACCTAATGGCATTGATACTGGACGATGCCGGCAGCCCAAGCTACTACGTAAACGGCAATGACAAAATACAGGCATCGCTGGTTGACGCCAGAACGGTGCAACTAAACCCATGACAGCTATTCAGCTGCGGTTTACCCGTACCGGCCCCGGTGTTGTCAGTCCAATCACCCTGCGTTATGAGGGTGACGAACCGCCACCGCCGCTACCGATACAAGAGCCAAATATCATAATGGCCGTAAGCAGCCGTTACAGCGTGCGCGCTGGCCATTTAAGCCGGCAGCTTAAAACCAACTGGGCCAGTGGCGATATTACTAATGCAATACGCGTGCGCTGGTCGTCTGACCCGATAACCATAAAAGTGGTTTACTCGATATGGACAACAGCGCCTTTGGTAACGCAGCAAACCGGCACAACCTGGACAAGCAACTGGCCGGTAGTGGAAAAGCAAACCCAGATTAACTGGGGCGGCTATCAGCAGGTATATGCAGCAACGCAAACCAAATGGGCGCGCTGGCCAGTAGTTAGCCGCCAGCTGCAAACAGTATGGCTGCCAGCAGTTAAATTACAGCAGTTGCTAACAGCCCAGCGCTGGCAGCACACAGATATTGCCGAGCATTTTACCCAGCTGTTTTATAACCACGGCAGCGATATAGCACAGGCCACAAAACTGCGATGGGGCCCAAGGCCACCAAGCTATATTTGCAGCCAGGACGCACGGCCAACAAGCGGCGTGCTCACTCTGCGGTTTCACACAGTCGGCGCACCAACCAGCGGCGTATTAACACTGCGCTTTAGCAACGAGCACAACCCCGTAGTGTGTGTACTGGACATAGGCGGCGGGTTAATACCGCCACTGCCAGAGCTGCCAACCATAGACATAACAACACCGATAACGCCGCCCCGGCGCAGGAGCTACATTATGCAGCCACAGTTACGCTGCTACCGCGTAAGCGACAACCAAGAGATAAACATCATCAGCGCCAACTGGAGCATAAGCCGCAGCCAGTGGGGCGCAACCATCAGCCTTGTGTGCGGCAGTAAAGGCGATAAGGATCTGCTGTTCGCCGGTGGCCCGCAGGAGTTTAAGCTGGTTATTAATGGCTACGAGTTCTACGGTTTAGCAGAACGCGCATCTTTAGCCGCATCTTTTGGCAGTAATGTATGGACAGTTGCAGGGCGCAGCAGCATTGCGGAGCTGGCCAGCCCGCATGACGCGCCACGTTCTTACAGTAACGCCATCGCAAAAGGTATTGCCGCGTTGGTATCGGACGAGCTGACAGGCACCGGCTGGACACTGGATTACGGCCCCACACAATTTAATGTGCCCGCCGGTGCATTTTCGTATGTAAACAAAAGCCGCGTAGAGGCCATTGCACAAATAGCGCAGGCAATTGGCGCTATGATTTACCCCGATGGCGCAACTAAAACCCTGCGTATCCGTCCACTATGGCCGGTAACGCCTTGGGCCATGGCAGGAGCAACACCGGCTGTTGCAGTGCATGACGATGTGATCCTGTCCTATAACTCCGAGCCATCAATTAGCCCGCTATACAACAAAATATTCGTTCGCGGCGAGCAACAAGGCGTTTTCGGCGGTGTGCGTCGCACAGGCACAGCAGGCGATAAAGTGGCACCGGATATCGTCGACGCGCTGATAACAGACGTTATTGCAGCTCGCCAACGAGGCACTGCAGAGCTAGCTGGCAGCGGCAACAAAGATGTGATCTCACTTACAATGCCAATAATGGACTTACTACCACCTTGCTTACCAGGGCAAATATTAGGTGTTACATGGCAAACAGAAACCTACAAAGCGCTGGTCGACAGCATTGCCATATCAGCCCAGCGCAGCCAAAACGGCCAGCTGACAGTACGCCAAAATGTAGGAGCATTACGCAGCTATGAGTAACAGCTACCGCCGCCTGCGAACACTAACGCAAACCCAGCCCCGCACCGTGGCCACAGTAACCAACCACAACTTAGACGGCACCAGTACAGTGCAGTTAATGGGCGGCGCTTACATCACCGTATTGGGGCAAGATGTAGCGGTTAACAGCAAGGCATATATAGAGGGCGGCCGCATCATCGGGCAAGCAGCGGATTTGCCCTACACGGAGATTGAAATATGATAAAACAATGGCCGCAATGCGCAAATATTGTACGGAATCATTAGATATCAAATTTTCATCATACAAAAATCGTTATCCTCAGATAGTTTAGCGAGCGGATTTCTGATAATTAATAACCTCAATAAATGGAGTAGCAAAATGTTCAAAAGAACAATCACAACATCAATAGTTATCGCATCATTATTTTGCCCTGGTTTGGCTGTGGCAAACGAGACATGTGAGGCACTGACAGACCCAGTAGCGCAGTTTTCGTGCTGGATTGGTGGTGGCGATGTTGTTCAGCCCATGGGGCCAGGTTCAGGTGGTACCGGTGGTTCAGGTGGTGGCACTGAAGAAGTAAAGAAAACTGCTGGGTAGTTTGATGGATAATATTACAGCATTTTTGCTGGATACAATTTGGATCGTATCATTTGCCCTGGCGATGTTTTATAACATAGCCAGGCGCAGAGACTTAAAACCAATTATCTGGTTGGCGGGTGTTTTAGCCGCTGTATACGCGCTTAACCATATTGCTACAGCGCTGCTGTTTGACGGTAAAACATTCAGGCAGCATGTTACCTTTCAGTATGTGTTGTGGAGTATGGCCTGCATGTTAATCATGCTGGTGATGCTGGTTTTCAAAGTGGTCACCCAGATGCGTTTATATTGGGTTACCTGGGCAGTTTTTGCGTTGCTTGCTGTAGACATTATGGGCAACGCACTGATGCACATTGACCAGAACATTATGGGGTTAAACGACTTTGGGGCACCTAATATTGTCTGGATTCAGGATAGATGGTGGCTGTGGTATTGGTACTCTGCTCAGAGCAATATCAATAACTGCTTAATGCTGGCGGTGTTGTTTTTGCCGGTGGGTTTGGAAAGTGGGCTAAAGATGCAAACAAACATAAGAAAGGTGTTTAAAAGCCTATTAAACGGATTTAATTTCTTCCGGTTTGTAGGCGGAGTGAACACCGCATATAACAGATTAATAGTGATACAGGACATGATCGATGCTATGCCGGCGTGTGAGCAGGCACAGGCAAAATCACTGCTATCATCAGCACAAGAGCTGCTATACCGGCAGGATGAAACCGGAACAGATCATATGGATGGTATTCACTTATTACTCGATGCAGCTGCCCACGTTGCCCTGCACTACTCCACAGCCCCTGCCACACAATACACAACCGCCTTAAACGCAAAGAGCAGGTAA